ACTGGACCTACAGGAGGAACTGGAGGCACAGGCGGAACAGGAGGTATCGGTCCTACTGGTCCAACAGGACCAACAGGAGCTACTGGACCAACTGGAACAACTGGACCCACAGGACCTACAGGAGGAACTGGAGGCACAGGACCATTAGGACCAACAGGACCAACAGGACCAACTGGTCCTACAGGAGCTACAGGTCCAGCAGGACCAACTGGTCCTACAGGAGCTACAGGACCAACAGGACCTGGAGGATCAGTTAGTGCTAATGATACAAACATAGGCATAACAGATACTTTAACTTCATTTACTGCTTCTATAGCATCTTCTACGGCTAACTTCTCAGCAACAATGACTGGTACTGTTTTAACAGTTGTTACGGTGGCATCGGGAACACTAGCTGTAGGTATGGTAATTACTGGTCCGGGTATTGTTTTACAAAATACTTATATTACGTCTTTAGGAACCGGTACAGGCGGTGCGGGTACTTATAACTTAAACCAAACTGTAACTACTATGTCAACAGCGCAAGCTATATATGGTCAGTTAGGAACAATGACTGTATCTGCTGTTAGTTCTGGTACGCTATCTTCTGGTCAATATATAACTTATGCTGCGGTAGCAAGCGGATCCGCTTTATTTAACAATACTCTAATTGTTGCATTAGGAACAGGCGCAGGTAGTACAGGTACTTATTTTGTATATCCAGCGCAAACAGTAGCCTCAAGCACAATGTATGGTGGCGGTATTGTAACAACTACTGTGGATAACTATGAAGCTACAAGAATAGTTGGCGGAAATCAAATACAAAGAAATACACCTCTTTATGAAGATACTCAAGGATCAATATTAAGTAAGCGTATGATGGGTGTGTATGCAACTAAAACATCTGGTTCTAGTACTGCACCTCTTTATTACTTTGCTAATTTATATACACAAAACAATATAACACTTAATAGTGCCCAACAAGTGGGTAGAATAGTTGCTTTACTTAGTTTTAATCCCGGTTCAGCTTTTTCACCAGCATTTGGTAGTGCTTATGGCAATTTAGTAGCTCCTGTCGGAGTATCTTTTGTATCAGGCACATCAACTGATATTCAAAACTATACAATTGGTTCAAGTATTCGATGGACAGACACTACGAATGCTGCGGTTTTTGGTTATACAAATCAAGGCCCAAGAATTGTTGTACAAAACCGAAGATTATCTGCGGATTTAACACCCAACGCAATTGATATTGTAGCGGATCATACAACCGTAGTTGGTAGTTTTGGTATACCAACCCCTACGACAATAACAAGCACACCAACAGGTATTGCAGATAACATCACCAACGTGATTATGAATGTGGCAGGAACCGCAACTGTAACGCTACCGACAAATGGTTCATATTTTGTTGCAACTTGGGATAACGGAGCGGGTGCTGCTGGAACAACATTAACAGTTACAACAATGTCCTCAGGTACTCCACTTTATGTTGGATGTCGTATTATGGTTGGATATGGTGGTATTGCTGGTGCGGCGACTGCAACAATTACTGCACTAGGTACGGGTACAGGCGGCACTGGTACATATACATTAAGTGTTTCAGCTTATTATCCTTCATGTGAAATGAATACTCCTACTGTACCTGCTGGTAAATTAATTTATATTAAAACGTATACATCAAACGCTGTTAATAGTTCAGCTTCAATTATTATACCACTTATCGGCGGTACAGCAAGTACCGCTATTCTTCCAGCGACTGCTGGTAAATGGGCATTACTTCAATGGAATGGATCTAGCTATGAAATACTTCAATCTAATTAAGGAAATACAATGACTACTGTTACATGGAATCTTATTGGTTATGATGTACAATCAAATTATCTAGGATGCAATAATGTAATTACTACTGTACACTATTCAATTAAAGCTACAAACGGCGAACAAACAGCAATACATCTTGACGCTATGGATTTTCTATTACAATTAACCAATTTTGTAGAATTATCAAATTTAACTAATGATGATATTTTAAATCTTGTAAAAAATGAATTTGGTTCAATGGTACAAGAAATTGAACAATCATTAAAAAATAAAGTAGATATGTTTGTTTCTCAAGGTAAAAATTTTGTTGCAGTTACATAAATTTACATTTAAAGTTATTTTAATAATATAAAAAACCTTGTTTCTCCTATCATATAAATAAGAAGATAAGGAGGATTTCATGGCAACAATTACATCCAGACAAGATTTCACAACATATTGTCTGCGTAGATTAGGCTTTCCTGTTATTGAAATTAACGTGGATCCTGACCAAGTACAAGACCGTATTGATGATGCTCTTCAATATTGGCAAGATTATCATTTTGATGGACTTCAAAAAGTCTATTGGATTCATTATATCACACAGAATGATATTAATAACCAGTATTTGGATGCCACTCAAGCATTAGACCAAGATGGTAATGCAATTGAATTGGCTGGTATCACTCGTATATTTCCACTTACCGATTCACAGGCAACGATTAATATGTTTGACCTGCGGTATCAATTGCGTTTAAATGAATTGTACGACTTCACCTCCGCATCATACATCAACTATAATCTAACGCAACAACACTTACGTTCATTAGAAATTCAATTCACAGGTGAAGTTCCTATTCGATTTCAAAGACATATGCAACGATTGTATATTGATTGGGCATGGGGAGATTATGAAGCACCAATAGGCCAAGTTGTGGTATCAGAAGCATATGCTTTGATTAATCCAGACACTTATAATTTGGTATGGAATGACCGTTGGTTAAAAGAATATGCAACGGCTTTAATTAAAAGAAGTTGGGGTTCAAATCTTACTAAATTTGAAGGTCTACAATTACCAGGTGGTGTTACATTAAATGGTTCAAAAATTTATGAAGAAGCTACTGGTGAAATTGAAAGACTTGAAAGAGAAATGGAAATGAACTACGGGGCCCCGCTTGAATTCTTTTTAAATTAATCTAATATTTGGAAATAATATGGCCGTCAGCCAATACTTCAATAATTATAACTCTTTATCCGAACAAAGAGTAATAGAAGATTTAATCGTAGAATCCATTAAGATTATGGGTTTTGATGCGTATTATTTACCTAATAATAACAATCAAGCTCGTGACCTTCTCTATGGCGAAGATCCAGTAAAACAGTTTGAATCAGCATTTCAATTAGAATTATACCTATCAAGTTCATTAGAATATGAAGGTGAAAAAGAATTCTTTTCTAAGTTTGGTTTAGAAATTAAAAATAATGTTCGTGTTATTGTTTCTAAAAGAACTTTTACACAAAGAGTTTCTTCTTCAGGTGCAGGTATAACAAGACCAAATGAAGGCGATTTAATTTATATTCCGTTTTTAAATGGTACTGGTGAACTATTTGAGATTAAATTTACAAATCAAACAAAAGATTTCTTTATGTTAGGTAGAAAAGTTCCATATTTTTATGAATTAGAAATGGAGAAATTCAAATACTCACAAGAAATTATCAATACTGGTGTTGCAGATATTGATGCTGTGGTAACTGATTCTGCCTATACTTTACATTTAAATACTGGTGCAGGTAATAATACTAATTACAAAATACAAGAACTTGTATATCAATCGCCCGATACAACTCATGCTAATGCTACGACAGTTGCAGTGGTTCAATCTTGGATACCTTCTTCAAACACATTATCTGTGTCCAATATTGCTGGTGAATTTATTGATGGTGAAATCATTTATGGTGCAACAAGTAATGCTCAATATGTATTGGCTACATTTAATCCATTAGATAATCCGGCAAATAAAGAAAACTATGATAATGAGCTCATTCAAACTTCAGCTCAATCAATTATTAATTTTTCTGAAACGAATCCTTTTGGTGGTTTATAATGGCCAATATATTTTACAATAGAATTATTCGTAAACTTGTTGTAGGTTTTGGTAATCTATTTGACAATATTACTTTGGTTCGTTACAATCCAGATGATTCTGAAGCAGAGCGATTTATTGTTCCTATTGCTTATGCAGCCAAAGAATTATATGTACAACGTATTGAAGGTGATGTTAATTTAGATAAAAAAGTTCAAATGACTTTACCACGGATGTCGTTTGAAATGGTTGGTTTATCTTATGATACATCAAGAAAACAAAATACAAATTTTAAAACTTTTTCACAAACATCTTCAGGCGTACTTTCACAATATAATCCTGTTCCTTATAATTTTGATTTTAATTTATATCTTTATGTAAGAAATATTGAAGATGGTACACAAATTATAGAACATATTTTACCTTATTTTACACCAGACTATACTATAAAATTAAATTTAATTCCTGAAATGGGAATCGTCAAAGAAATACCTGTAGTATTGAATAGTACATCACATGAAACAACATATGAAGGTCCAAGAGATTCGGATCCTCGTATGATTATTTGGACATTAAACTTTACCGTTAAAGGTTATGTGTTTGGTGCTGTATCTTCTACTGGTTTAATTCAAACCTCTATTACAAATATACTCAATGATATTACAGAGGCGGACATTGTACAATTTAATTTAGCAAATACTGGTTTTGGAATATATCAAACAGGAGAAGTTGTTTATCAAGGTTACACAATTAATTCGGCAACAGCAACAGCCAAAGTAGTTGTATCAAGTAATAATCAAATTAGTCTAACAAATATTAATGGTAATTTTGTGTCTAATCAACCTATTATTGGTGCAATATCCAATGCAAATTATTTGTTTACAGGATATACTTTACAACCAACACCATATGCACAAATTATTACTACATCTGAACCGACAGATGCTAACGCTTCTACCTTATATACATATACCAATCAGATATACGAAACTCCAAATACAAATCCTGTTGTAGTAAATACAAATAATTTCTCTGGTGACTTGTCTCAGGTATTTGGTAAAGATGATTTACAAATAGAACAAGAAAACCCAATTGATTTAGGATCCTAAAATGTCAAGAACATTACAATTTAAACGATATGCCAATACAGTTATAGCATCTTCTATTACCGGTGCAAATGGTGAAATTATTGTTGATGATACAAATTATGCATTAACTGTTCATGATGGTCAAACTTTAGGTGGCACTCGGATTGCTACAGAAAATTATGTTATTAACTATACAAATGCTATTGCTATTTTAGCTAATTCAGATTTAGCTTTAACACAATATGCTGCAGACAAAGCAAATAGTGCATCATCTAATACTGTTGTAACACAAGGTGTAGATGCTACTCAAAATACTAATATTCAATTAGCATGGAATTTAGCAAATACGGCATTAGCAAATGCTAATACAGCTTTGGCAGAAATTCAAGGTATTGGCGCAAATGTATTTTACACTTCTGGTGGTACAATTCAAGGTAATTTGACAATTACCGGTAATACTTATGCAAACGATTTTGTTGCTACTAATACATTTTTTACTGGTTTAGCGACAGGTAGTCAAACATATTTGCCTTATTTGATGGCACAATTTACTGCCAATAATGCTCCATATGAACAAATCAATGCTCAAAATATTAATCCATATGGCTCGGTTGATTATGTTGCAACCGCTGACGTTGGAAATGATACTAATTATTATATTGATATGGGTATGCAAGGTTCACAAGATTATGATTCAGTTAATGCTTCAGCATTTTTTCCTTTAGATGGTTATTTGTATGTTCAAGGTAGCACAATTAATCAAACAAGTGGTAATTTAATTTTAGGAACAACAGGCACTTATGCCGGATTGAGAACAGTTATTCTTGCTGGCGGTTCAAATACCAATAATATTATTATGTCAGTAAATACTGTCGGCGCAAATATTATTGGTACTTTAACAGTATCAGGAACAATATCAGGCCAAACAATTAATTATTTGACAGGCGTAAATACTACACAAAATACTAATATTCAATCAACATTTAACCAAGCAAATACAGCTGCACAAACTGAACCACAAAATGCACAATCAACAACTTATGTATTACAAAGTTCTGATGCTGGCAAACATATTTACTATACAAATGCTTCTGCTGTGAATTTATATATTCCTTGGACAGCCAATACTACTTTTGCAAATGGTACACACATTAAAATAATTTCACACTCATCATCAAATGTTATTGTAACTCCCAATTCTAGCGTTTCTTTATATAATGCGGGTAATACAACATCAGGTAATCACAATGTTACTACATATGGTGTTGCCACATTACAAATGGTTGCAGCAAACACTTGGTACATTTATGGAAATGGCGTAGTTTAATATAATTTAATATGAACAATTTTGATAAAAGCATGGAACAAATATTTGATGTGACTCCTATAGAAACTTCTAAAGAAGTTAAACCTCAAACTGCGATAACGCATTATAACAAATCTGATATTGAAGAAGATTTAAATGATGCTTACCAGCAAACCAAAGAAAATCTTCAAGGTATTTTAGACCAAGGCAAAGAAGCCATGGAAGAAATACTGAATATTGCCAAAGCCGGTCAACATCCACGAGCGTTTGAAGTATATGCCACGTTGTTAAAAAATATGACAGAGGCGAATGATAGACTTCTTAAAATTCAAAAAGAAATGCGTGAGATGGATAAAAAGAAAGAAGTTACTAATACTAATATTGATAAAGCTATCTTTGTAGGTAGTACCAATGAATTGGCTGCTTTTCTAAAAAATCAAGGAAAAGAAAAATGAAACTGTGGGTGAATGTTTGTTTTTATTATGTACCAGAAAAATTAGAAAACTTTAAAAGAATTATCAAAAGCCTTCAAAGTATTACCACAGAAAAAACAAAAATTATTGTTAACTCAAATGTCAACTTTGATGAAAGTTTAAGAATTGATGTGGTATTATTGAATGACCCATACCATTTAACATGGGAACATAAAAAATATATGCCGGAATTTTTAGATTCCGATTATACACATTATGTTTATATGGAAGGTAATGTTGAAGTAACTGAAAAAAATTTAGTTTATTGGGAACAAACTAGAAATTTATTTTTAAGAAACAATTTAAATTTTGTGCCTGGTTTACACAGAACAGAAAATGATACAGAAGGTAATATATATTCTTTAGATTGTACAAGACACCCAACAAATAGACCAGTAGTTTCTGTTGAAGGTAAAAAATTTATTTCAATAGGTGAACCATATCATGGTATGTTTATTATGGATAGAAATTTGGTCCAAGAACATATTAATTCAGAGTATTTTTATTTGGGACAAAAAAGTTGGTATGGTATTAGAGAATCGGCCAATTTAGGTAATACATATATTAATGTACCTCAAGGTTTTGAACACAAAGTTTTAATACCCATAGATAATTTTTCAGATTGTTGGATACCACACTTAACTAATAATTATGTTACAAATCCAAATTCACCACACTCAAAAATAAAAATAGAAACATTATTAAATGGCTACTAAAGAATCCTATCGTGATAATCCTCTACTTAAAAGAGTAGGCGTTCAAGTAAATTATACTAAAGAACAACTTGATGAATATATCAAGTGTCGGCAAGATCCAATTTATTTTTCCAAATATATTAAAATTATTACACTTGATGATGGTATTGTTGATTTTGAAATGTATGATTTTCAAGAGGACATGATACGAAAGTTTCACGAAAATCGTTTTGTTATTGTGAAATGTCCTCGTCAGGTTGGTAAAACCACTACAGCAATTGCATATCTTCTTTGGACTATTCTTTTCCAAGATTCTCAAACCATCGCAGTTTTGGCCAACCGTGGTGACACTGCAAGAAAGATATTGAGTAAGTTACAGTTAGCATATGAGAACCTGCCTATGTGGCTCCAACAAGGTGTAGTTGAATGGAACAAAGGTCGTATTGAATTAGAGAATCATTCAGTTATTATTGCTGACTCAACATCATCTTCGGCGGCTCGTTCTGGTTCTTTTAATATTGTTTTTTTAGATGAGTTTGCTTTTGTACCATCTAATATTGCCTATGATTTCTTTACTTCAGTTTATCCTGTGATTACTGCCGGTACAAAAACAAAAATTTTAATTGTATCCACACCAAATGGTATGAATTTGTTTTATAAAATTTGGCAAGATGCAGTCAATAAACGAAATAATTATATTCCTTTTGAAATTCATTGGTCACAAGTACCAGGCCGAGATGAGGATTGGAAAGAAGAAACTATACGAAATACTTCCGAAAGACAGTTTCAGCAAGAATTTGAAACTGAATTTTTAGGTTCTTCTAATACACTTATTTCTGGTTTAAAACTTCAACAATTAGTATATCAAGAACCTATTGCTGTGCATGATATGATGAAGATTTATAAAATGCCACAAAAAGATGATGAAGAAAATAAAAAAGACCATCTTTATGCTATTACAGTTGATGTGTCAGAAGGTAAAGGATTAGACTGTCATGCTTTCAATGTATTTGATATTTCTACCACGCCTTATGAGCAAGTAGCTTCTTATAAAAGTTCTTCTGTTTCTCCAATATTATTTCCAACAGTTATATTCAATGCAGCACAGATGTATAATAACGCTTATGTGTTAGTAGAAATTAATAATACACCACAAGTTGCTGAGATTTTACATCAAGACTTAGAGTATGAAAATCTTTGGAAAGTATTTACAGGTAATAAAAAACCACAACAGTTGTCTGCTGGTTTTGCCAGAGGTGTTCAATTAGGTTTAAAAATGTCACCTCAAGTTAAAAGAATTGGTTGTTCCAATTTAAAAACGTTGATTGAAGGTAATAAATTACTCATTAATGACTTTGATACAATTTCTGAATTAACTACTTTTGTGGCAAAAAAGAATTCTTTTGCGGCAGAATCATCTGAAAATAGTGATGATTTGGCCATGAGTTTGGTAATATTTGCTTGGGTTACAACTCAAAAATACTTTAAAGAAATTGTTAATCATGATATTCGTAAGCAATTACAATTAGAAAATATGAATCAACATGATGAATTAACACCTCCTGCACCTGTAATTGATAATGGCTTAGACCGCCCTTTTGAAGTAATGGAAGATGGAATTTGGGAAAAAGCCGATTCAGGAGAAACATATGCGGCATATTTTAGAGAAATACATAGATAAACTCTAAATATAACCTATTATAAATATTTGTATGGTATCATAACTGCCAAAATCATAATAATTCAAGGAGAATACAATGGCGTTTACAATCTCTCCAGGCGTATCTGTATCCGAAGTTGATTTAACAACTGTTGTTCCTTCGGTTCTAACTACTGCCGGTGCTTTCGCAGGATCTTTTGTTTGGGGTCCGGTCAATCAACTTGTTAATGTTACAAGTGAAGTTGATTTAGTTAACCGTTTTGGTCAACCAAACAGCAATACTTATCAAAGTTTCTTTTCAGCTGCTTCTTTTTTAGCATATGGAAACAATTTAAATGTGGTTCGTGCGGCTAATACATCAAGTTTTAATGCCGATTCAAATACAAGTTCACCAAACATTCAAGTTACAAATTCGGATGTTTTTCAGGCAGCATATTTAAATTCAACAAATGCGAACACTTATGGTCCATTTATGGCTCGTTATGTTGGTGCATTAGGAAACTCATTACAAGTTGCCGTTTGTGCTAATACCTCTTTATTTTCTACATGGACATATGCCGGTTATTTTACATCAGCCCCAGGCACATCTTCACAATGTTCAGCCGCAGGCGGAGCAAATGATGAAATGCACGTAGCTGTTATTGATGCTGGAGGTTTGTTTACTGGTTCAAAAGGAACAGTATTAGAAACATTCCCATTCTTATCAAAGGCATCTGATAATAAAAATTCTTCAGGTAATTCTGGATATTATAAAAATTATATTTTTAATAATTCAAAATACATTTATGCTACTGATCCTGTTGAATATTCTACAACAAATTCTACATGGGGTCAAACATCTTCAACTACTTTTGCTAATACGACAATTAATGACCTCATTTCATTAAGTGGTGGTACTGATGCAACTGTTCAAGATAACGATACAATTAACGCATATAGTTTGTTTACCAATCCAGATGTAATTAACATTTCATTAGTTGTTTCTGGTTCAGCAGATACTACTGTTCAACAATATATTATTGATAACATTGTTAACTTTAGAGCAGATTGTGTAGGTTTCTTATCACCACGATATTCTGATGTCGTTAATAATACAGGAAATGAATTAACAAGCATTCAATCTTGGTATACATCATTATCTCGTTCAACATCATATGCTGTTGCTGATTCGGGTTGGAAGTATATGTTTGACAAATATAACAACACATATCGTTGGATTCCATTAAATGGTGATACTGCTGGTCTCTGTGTATATACAGATTCAGTTCGTGATCCTTGGTTTTCTCCTGCCGGTTTAAATCGTGGTAATCTAAAGAATGTTATTAAGTTAGCATGGAATCCAAATTTATCACAAAGAAATACTTTATATTCTTTAGGTATTAATCCTGTTGTAAGTTTACCAGGACAAGGTACAGTATTATTTGGTGATAAGACACTACAATCTAAACCATCTGCTTTTGACCGTATCAATGTTCGTAGATTGTTTATTGTTCTAGAAAAAACAATTGCTTTGGCAGCACAATATTCATTATTTGAATTTAATGATTCTTTCACACAAAGTCAATTTGTTGCTTTAGTTACTCCATATTTAAGAGATATACAAGGCCGCCGTGGTATTACTGACTTTAGAGTAGTTTGTGATTCTACAAATAATACTCCACAGGTTGTTGATTCTAACCAATTTGTTGGTGATATTTACATTAAGCCTGCTCGCTCAATTAACTTCATACAACTAAACTTTATTGCTGTTGGAACTGGTGTTACATTTAATGAAGTCGTTGGTCAAACTGGCATATAAATAATTCAACGATTAGGAGAAAAAAATGGCATTTAACGTAACAGAATTTAGAGCGAATTTAATTGGAGACGGTGCTCGTCCTAATTTATTTCAAGTAACTTTAAATTTTCCAACAATTGCAAATAATGGTACATCAGCAGGTCAATCAGCACAATTTTTAGTTAAATCTTCACAATTACCAGGTTCAAGTATTGGTACAGTTCCTATGTATTACTTTGGTCGTGAACTAAAATTTGCCGGCAATCGTACATTCTCGGATTGGACAGTAACCGTCATTAATGATGAAAACTTTACAATCAGAAATTCAATCGAATCTTGGATGAATTCTATTAATAGCCACGTTGGAAATATTAGAAATACTACAGCAAAAACACCATCTTCTTATAGTGTTGATGCAACAGTTACTCAATATGGTAAAGATGGTACAGACTTACAAAATTACAAATTTGTTGGTATTTTTCCAGTAGATTTATCTCCAATTGAATTAGATTGGGGTTCAAATGATTCCATAGAAGAATATTCGGTAACATTTGCATATCAATACTGGAC